CACGGCGGCCGCCGGGAATTGCAACCCAATCTATTTTTAAACTCGGGCTAACTCGGTTCAAAGACCCGGCGCCGGCTGCTTTTAATATTGACTCGATTAAATTCAGGTATTGGGGTGCATAGAATCCGAATTCCTGATCTTTTTCACTCGGAGTAAGAAACTTTTCAATAGAAGCAAAGAATGATTCCGGGAGCTTAGGATCAGGGTCATACATATTGAACCGAGAGGCGCCGGCGATGAGCTGGTTATTCTTTGCATCAAACTCAATAGCAGTACTGGGCTTTTCCTTCTTGGCAATCTCTTTCAAATATTCAAGTGGAACGAACCTAAAGGCCTTTTTAGACTGGCTACGTTTTCCATTAATGGCAACTCTTACTAGTAAGACGCGGTTAGTGACATAACAAAAACCTTTACTAATGTCGATATACATCCCTTCGAGGCGATCGCCGGAGCCTGTAGCTTTATTAACGGCTGCGAGTAATTTAACTGTTAACATGCCGCGGCCTCCTCTTTTAATTCGGCTTCAAAGTCTTTCAAAGCGGCCTCCGCCAAATTGACAAGCTTTTTATTCTTGAATAGTGCACACTCGGCAGCTCCTACTAAATAAGCTAAGGCAACTTCACCGCCGACAAGCGACTTAATGCGTGCAAGGCCTTCGGCTTCTATTGGGTTCCCTTCCAAGTCTGTGAGTTCGGAGTCACCTTCTGAGGCGTCTATCAGTAACTCACCTGTTTTCGGGTCGTGCCAAAACCAAATAAAACCGGCGTTGTTATATTCGGCAATTGCGTGGCCGTCCTGATCCTGATACTCAAGGGAGTAAGAGGTAAAGACCGCGGGATCGTCCCCGTCCATTGTGTCAGCCGGTTCAATTTCATTAAAAGCTTCGGCGATAACCGTGAGGCCCTTGAATGTGCGTTTTACAGAGGCCTGAGCATAATATCTGTATTCCATGGTCCCACTCCTATTAGATGTTGAGTTCACCGGCAAAATAGAGCTCATTGATAATCTCGAGGTCCTCAAGACCAAGACGACGGGTTTCGCTGCCGCTCGTAGTGCGACCGCTGGCAGTAACATAGGCGCCAACCTCATCTAACCAGTGGACGTATAAAGTAGGACCGCCAGCCTCAACTAATAAAAAGGCACCGCAATTCTTTCCATCCTCGTCAAAGTATTTTTTGATATCGAGCGGGTCAATGAAGGGATTAACTAAATCAGTAATGAGTGCCGCGGTTTCGTCGAAGGTGAAAAGGCCCAACGTGTCTCCCTTTTCGGCGTGGTCGATATCTCCAAGTGCGTAGTCAATGAGTTTTTTGACATCGGAATCAGATAAGAATCTGTACAAGTCTCTAACAATGTCCAGGCGCTCAATATTCAGGCAAGCCGGGGCAAACTGGTAAACAGCGAAACAGCGGGCGGCTTCTTCAAGGTTATTTAAAACATTGTAGGCAGCACGGATGTCAGACAAGAAAGAGTTAATTTCGTCGTCCGGAGTTTCCAGAGGCTTACGGATTTCAACCGCGGCGGGAGCTGTCGGAAGAGTCAAACCGTCAATAATGTTTTTAAGGGCTGCAACTGCAAGAGGAGCCGGATAAGTGTTAGATGTGAAGTTTGTTGTCATGATGGAACCCTTATTAAATGACTGATTTTAATTTGCGTAATAACGCAATACCACTAAAACGAAATATAAACGCAATATTTGATTTGCGCAATAACGCAAATTAACTAAATGTAAAAATATGTAATAAAACTGAAAAAGCAAAAATTTTGCTAGAAGGAAACGGGCAAGCCGGGGACGATGAGGAAAAAAATTACAAGTTGGAAAATTTTTGCCGTGGTGGGCCTGACGTGAACGGAAAAATTTTCCCGTTAGAAGATTTTTTACTTGAGTAAAGGCGATGCCTCTGCCCTTAACGTTATCGTTTTGTTGTTTTTTAATATCTTTTTTGAAAACTTTCTTATTAGAGAAAATATAAGAATATATACGTATAGGAGTTTTATATAAAAAATGTTAAAAACCGATAAAACGTTAAAAATTTTAGTTTTATCGTTTTTTCGGCGTTTTTAATAAAAACTTTTTAATTTGTTTAGAAGGAGTTTTGCGTTTTCGGCTTGAGTGGTAGGAAAAAGCGGGATTAGGATGGTCCGGCAAACGCGCGCGGGGCCGTCTACTTCTTCGGAAAAGCACTCAACATAATATCCGTTATGTTGAATAACTCAATGAAAATAAAGAAAAAATTCTTCTGAAAAATGATGACCCCCACCGGGTGGCACCCCCGAAATTTTCGCCCGATTCCGCCCTCTACCTTGACCGAGTAGTGGGGTGAATTTTGAACTATTTTGAATTGAACGGGAAAAATTTTCCCGTTTGAATTTAACGCCAAGAAAACCCTTAAAAATATTTTTATTTCCTTGACAAACAAAAAATTAAATACGAAACTATCTGAAACAAAACCCGGCTTTGGAGAAAAATAAACGGATGAAAAACCTTGTTCCCTACAGCGAATCCCATAGGCGGATCGGGACTGATCACCCACGAGCCGTCTACACGGAGTCCGATGTGGAACACGTCCTCTACCTCCGGAGCCTCGGTTGGTCCTACAGCCGGATAGCGGCCAAGATGGAAATGCCCAGAGCAACCGTTTGGTCGATCTCCTGCGGCAGGACAAGAGCCTTCAATGTGCGTTACTGGAGGCAGCCGCGATGAGCGATCGGACGCCGAAGCTCCGTATCCGACGGGTCATCACAGGTGCCAAAGATGCGCAGGAGGCAGAAAAAGAGCTCCAGAGAATCGTGTCCGAGCGTCGAAAGAAGCCGGTCAAGGAGCAGCGGGAGTGGGGTGGCAGGCTCGAAATGAAAGAGCAGGTGATGCCGCTCCACACGAAACCCACCGGTCCGATTCCGGTATCTGCGGACGGCTCTTGGACATTGTCCCGAAAGGCTTGTTTGCTGGAGTTCATTGCCAACGGAGGCTTGATCTCCGACTGGTGCAAGAAGGCCAAAGTGGGTCCCGGTTCGGTAGCGAGACTCGCGAGAAAGGATCCGGACTTTGCTAAGGCGCTGGACGAGGCTAAGTCCTTACGCAACGACGTTTTGGCGGAAGAAGCGCTCGAGATTGCCACAACGCCGAAGGTGGTTGAGGAAGTCATTGAGACCACGGCAGCAGACGGCTCGGTGGTGCGCGCTGTCAAGCGTTACGACAATGTGTACGCCAGAAAGCTTGCCTTTAACGCCAGGCTTGAGCTGCTCAAGAAGTGGGCGCCGGAGAAGTATGGTGACACTTTGAAGGTTGCTATGAACGACAATCGGGCTCAGGCGATTCTGTCAGCTAGAAAGAGACTACAAGGGTCGGAGACATAAGGATGATGGAGTATTTAATCTGCTTCTTGTTTTTAGAGACAGCCTGCCTTTTCGTTGTGGTCTTTTTGTTTGGACTTAAGCTATATAAGGTCCTCCTTGATATTCACGAGGTTTCTCTTGGTATAAGAGAGAACACTCGTACCTCGTTATGAGGGGAGAAGCCCTTTCTCATTTTTGAGCCTGTTCCAATCGGAGAAAACAGTGGGATTATTGCTTGTTTCGATACTGATAATTGAGCTGTTGCTCATTGTTATCTTGACTTGGATAGCAATGTTTTTGCTAGCGTCGCGTAACCGCAGCATTGCAACTCTCCGATCCATTGAGTGTGCGCTAATGTCGTTGCAGAGTAGATGTGCTGTAAAGAATTCCTCCTTAGATAAGGAGGAAGCAGGAAGTATCCAAGAAACATCTAACGAAGGTACAAGTAAGCGCCCATGGCCGGAGTCGCGAGAAGGGATAACCCAATCTACGGGCAAAATTGATCTTTCCCGGTTGAAATGGGTTAAATCAAAATTTAAGCCGTGAACAGGTCCTAAAGTTTGGCCGCAAACCCAACTACTATACCTGTGACCCTACCGCAGGGAAGTATCTTCTCACCTGGCCAATTTGGGTTGGTTGCTACTAACCAACTATTCCCGAGGTCATCCTTTTGAAAAAGTCTCACTATCGCGGGTTTATCTTCCTGGTTTTTAACTGCGGCTAGAACAATTTGCCCGTCTTCGGGTTCGGTCGTCGGCTCGAACACTTTCTCTATATAAAGTTGATCTCCTGCTGCTATCCTCGGTGCAAGAGCTTCGGATTGCATTTCAGTGGCAACTAACTCTTTGTCAGCCAGGCCTTCGAATGGGAAAGGAGGTAAAAATGTTTCATGGGGAGTTACATCGCCCTCTATTGCCGCGAATTCAATGTCTTCGCTTGAGACAAGAGGAACCTTCACACCTTTGAGGGTCTTTCCTTTGGCTGTAGAGTAACGACCGGCAAGTTGAGTGCCTTGAATCAATTCAGAAGGGGATGTCCCCAAAAACTCTGCAATTTTCGCGAGAGTAGCAGAACGAGGCTTGTCAGCAATGCCGTTTAGAAGCCTTGAGATGGTCGAAGCAGGGATATCGCAACCTACAGCTAAGGCGTTAGCGCTAATTCCTCTTGAAAAGAGTAATTGTTTTAACTTTTCCGAAAAGAGTTCCATTCCTTCCCTCCTGTGACGGTAAGCCGATTTCCGAGTTTATGTTTTGTTGATCAGTTTTCTTTGTTAGTTTTTCGCAACTAAACGCTACAAAAAGCAATTTATTTGCAATATTTTAGCTGTTGCCAACAAAAACGCAAAATGTTAATCTGTATTGCGTTTTCTAGAGTGGAGCTGTTAAATGCAAATTACAGCACAAATGTTATTGAAAGAGTGCCTTGCCACAGGGGCTACGCTTGCTGACGTGGCCCGTCAAACAGGTTTGGCCTATACCACGTTGTGGCGTATTCAAGTTAAAAGCGTTAATGGGCCGAGAGCCCGTCGGTTGTTAACGGACTGTCTCTTACAACTAAAGGATAGGCAAGCATCTGTGGACAAAATTTTTTCGGAGAAGCATCAGAATGACTAAATCCTATATTCGAGAAAAAGGTCCGCTGGTTGTAGTCAACGGCTATAAGGTTGTTGCAATCCGTCCTAACTCTAAAGCCCCGATTGGCAAGGCATGGCAGGAGCATCTGCTTACAGAAAAGGAATGTGCAGAATATCCGGAAAAAGCGGCTGGTGTCGGTATTCTTTGCGGGGTCGGAGAAAATCCGATCTGCTGCTTGGATATTGATTGCTCGGATGCTTCAATTGTTGACGAAGTTCTTGATGAAATTGGGTTCGACGATACAGACTTAGTGCGAACCGGACGAGCTCCGAGAAAGGCCGTTATCTTGAGAGCCGCAGCCGCAGGCTGGAAGAGCAGGGCAAGCAGGTTCTTTGAAAAAGACGGGGAGCTGATACGCCTTGAGATTTTGGGCAAAGGCAAGCAGTTCGTGGCATACCACATCCATGAAAAGACTCAGATGCCGTACACCTGGGATAATGCGGACTGTAAGTATGAGCCTGCATATTACCCAGCGGAAGATTTGCCCATTATTTCTGCCGAGAGAGTTGAGAAGCTCTTGGAAGCTTTTGAAAGAATCGCAATAGCGCACGGCTATAAACCCGTAGGTCAGGCCTCCGGAGGCGGCAACAAAGACGACGATCCCTTCGGTACCGAGCCCTGCGGATTGACGATTTCTCAGGCTAGAGAGATTGTCAACGGCGCCGGTATCGATAAACCCGATTACAACACATACATCCGAGTCGGAATGGCCCTTCACTTTGAGTTTCAGGGTGATGAGGAGGCTATGCTGATATGGAACGAATGGGCGTGCGATAAACCCGGCTATCGAGATTATGAGTCTCTAGCCTATAAGTGGAGCACGTTTAATCGCGGTGCGCATGATGATCCCGTCACCATGCGTTGGCTCATCAAAGAGTTCAACAAGTACCATGACAATTTTGAAAACGGGACCACGGAGTTCGATCTTTCAAAGCGCATGTACAAGCTTTTTGACGGGAAGTTAAAGCGGCTTGAAAACTACGACGAATGGTACCTCTTCAATGGCAAGCACTGGGACAGGATCGGAAACGATTATCTGACGGCTTTGGTTGCCCAGTCCATAGAACACATCATGTTTCGGGCAGCAAAAGATGCACCGGAAGAATTGCAGAAAGCTGCTTGGTCGGAGTACGGGAAGTTCAAGGCAAAGGCCTCTTCCTTGGTCTCTCGTGTCGTTACGAATATGAAGCGAGAGTTTGCCCATCTGGTTAAGGCCAATGATTTCGATAAGGGAACTCAATACTTCGGAGTGGACAACGGGGACATTGATTTATTCACCGGAGACTTTCTGCCGCCTGATAAGCGAAGAAAAATCTCTTTATGCTCGGCTGTCTCGTACGATCCTGAGGCCAAGTGCCCTCGTTGGAGAAGAACGATTGAGGAGTGTTTGGGAAGTGAAAAACTTGCATTCTTTTTCCAAACTTTAATGGGCTATGCGTTGTCAGGAACGACGAAAGAAGAGCTCTTCATAATTCTCCACGGCGCCGGATGCAACGGCAAATCGACCCTTATGCGAATCTTGGCCGGAGTGTTCGGAGAGTACTATCGAGCAATTAGTTCGGACACTTTCGCCTCGATTGTCAAAGGAGCCTCCACAGTAGGCGCGAGCCGATCTGATCGCGCTTAAAGGTGCGAGGCTCGTTGTGGGTCAGGAGACCGACGAAGGAGCCCGTCTGAATGAGGCCGGCATCAAGAGCATGACAGGCGGCGATCCGGTTGTCGCTCGGCAAATGTATTCGTCGACGGTTGAGACCATCGATCCGACATGGACCATGATTCTTTCAACTAATCATCTCCCCGTGATTAAGGCCACAGACGACGGTATTTGGCGGCGCCTGGTATTCCTTGAATTTCCGAGGAACTTTGATAAAGACCCCAAGATCAAAAAGAATCTGAATCTTACCGACGAACTCAGAAAGGAGCTTCCGGGCATTCTCAATTGGCTTTTGGAAGGGCTGCATCGATATCAAAAGGAAGGTCTCGATGTTCCGGACGAGGTGCGCTTCCTCAAAGAAAAACTCAGGGAAGGTTCGGACGTGTTAGAGCGTTGGCGAACAGAGCGCCTTGAGGAATGTGAGTTAGAACCGGGTGTGGGGGTGAAAGTTAAAGATGCTTGGACAGATTTTCTTCGCTGGGCCAGAGATGGAGAAGAGGAAATCGGGCAATACACTAAAGCCTTGTTTACCCGCAGGCTGAAAGAAAAAATTAGAAAAGGAAGGGCCTACGGAAGCTCGTGGGTGTTTCAAGGTGTCAAACTCAGAGAAGAGGAGCAGGAAGAATGGTAGATGTCAAAGGTGTTACTTCTGAAGAAGTTGTTGCGCTGATGGCTCAGCAGCCGTTAGCGCTTAGAAAAAAGATCACGGAAACTTTGGAGCACGGAGTCGCAGGAGACAGAGACGCTGTTGACTGGATCGAAGGAACCCCTGAGTCACGGAAGGACGCGGTAAGAAAGCTTATTAAGGAGGCCCTGGATGACGGCACTTCTCTGGAAAACGTCAAGCTCCGGTGTCAAGGTATGAACTACCTGCTTCTTTGTCTGGGTGAGCTTATCAAGGACTCCAAAGAGGTGATCGAAGAGTTCGAGCGGACGAAACAGTAATGTAACTGTCTACATAACTCAAAGGCTTTGAAGGATGATTAGGCCCATCTACACGGTGGGCTTTTTCTATGTCTGTAAATCAAGATGATATTTATCTCGAACTGGCGAAGTGCTATGACGATCCTTTGCGGTTTGTGATGTGGGCCTTTCCATGGGGAGAGTTGCCCGAAACCTCTGTCGTGAGGCTCAAGGAGCCGTGGGCTTCTCGCTACCCAAACTGCCAATTCGGTCCGGACGAGTGGGCCTGCCAAATGCTCGATGATATAGGGGCATCCGTCAAGGCGAGAGGTTTCGACGGTTCACAGGCGGTTGATCCGATCCGAATGGCTGTCTCTTCCGGGCACGGTATCGGAAAGTCAGCCTTTACTGCTTGGCTCGTGTGCTGGATTATGGCTACCCGTCCAAATTGCAAAGGCGTGGTGACGGCCAATACGGCCAACCAGCTCGAAACAAAAACATGGGCTGAGATTACGAAGTGGATGCGACGTTCGCTCGTTGCCGATATGTTCGATATGAAGGCGACATCCATTGTTTCCAAAGAGTCTCCTGAGTCTTGGCGAGTGGATGCGCTGACTTGCCGAGAAGAAAACGCAGAATCCTTTGCCGGTCTGCATGCCGCTTCTTCGACTCCGTTCTATATTTTTGACGAGGCCTCAGCTATTCCTGCCGCCATCTATGAAGTTGCCGAAGGCGGTTTAACGGACGGTGAGCCGATGATGTTTCTATTCGGAAACCCGACGCGATCTTCCGGCCGTTTCTATGACTGTTTCCATTCCAAGGCTAAGTTTTGGGATATTCGTAAAGTTGACTCCCGTACGTGTCATATCACCAATAAAAAGCAGATTCAGCAATGGCTCGAGGAGTATGGAGAAGATTCTGACTTCTTCCGTGTCCGTGTCATGGGTGAGTTTCCTAACGCATCCAGTTCGCAGTTTATTCCGACAAAATCAGTTGAAGAAGCGATGGCTCGCCCGGGCGGAGGTCTTAAAGCAAACCTTGCCATTATCGGAGTAGACGTGGCCCGCTACGGTAATGACGAGACGGTGATCTACTACAGAATCGGACGTGACGGACGACTTCCATTCGAGCGTTACAGAGGCTTGTCTACGGTTGAGGTCGTCTCTAAGGTCAAGGCGGCAATAGCGCGTATCCGGCGTCTTGGATTCGAGGAAGTACGGGTGCATGTGGACGAAGGCGGCGTGGGAGGAGGCCCCGTCGATGTCCTGCAAGACGACGGGTATTTTGAGGTCTATGGCGTCAACTTCGGATGGAGTGCTGATGACCCGACGGCCTACCGTTTTAAGCGCGACGAGATGTGGGGGCGCATGAAGGAATGGATTAAAAACAAAGGTCTATTGCCCCAAGACGAGGGACTTTTAGCCGACTTGATTTCTCCTGAATACGAGATATTGCCAAACGGTGCGATCAAGCTTGAGAGTAAGGATTCAATGAAAAAGCGCGGGCTTCACTCTCCCGATATCGCTGACGCACTGGCTTTGACCTTTGCTTATGAGCTTCCGGAGTATGGAATCGCTCCTAGAACTGAAAATGTCCAAGGCTTAGACAGGAATGCCTACGACCCCTTCGCTTAGGGTGTCTACATAACGCGAGCAAAGGGATAGACAATGCTCAGAAAAGAATTTGTCCTCTGAAGCAGGAACTTCAAAGGACGGATAGGTAGTACGTTGGAAAAGGGTACCTATGGAAAAGATTATAGCAGTGTTGGACTTTGTTATTAGGTTTCAACAGGGAGAAAAGCCTGTGAACACAGTATTAAGTTTTGGACAAAATGCCCTCATTTATGTTTTCGCAGTTTATGGCGTCGTGTTGATTATCAAAGAGCTTCGGGCGATGTTTAAGAAAGATGGAAAGGATTAAAAATAATTCATAGGAAATGTCCGGAATGACTTTTGGAGAGTTGCCGTTGCAAGCGCAAGGTGCGCTTGTGATTTTAGGTCTTTTACTCGTTAAACCTATAGCCATGGTTTTGATAGACGCTTGGGATGGTTTCTGCGCTTGGGGAGAACGGAGGCGAAATGCTAGAGATTGAAATCCGTCCCGTAAGTGCCAAGGACTTTTTCTCGTATCCTGAGGCACGACGTTTGATCAAAGAGTATTCCAAGGAGTGCGCAAACAGAACCTTGGCTGCTTCACCTCCCAATGAGGATCAGTATCTCAAGCTTGAAGAGCTGGGACTTTTGAAAGCTGCGGGCGCATTCAACGGGGATACGATGGTTGGCTTTGTAGTTGTGGTCTTTTCTTTTGTACCGCACTTCAAAGAAGAAACGCTTGCTTCTACAGAGAGTTTGTTCCTGAGCAAATCCTTCAGAACCGGAAATAATGGCCTCAAGCTCTTGCAGTGGGCGAGAAACACCGCGGTTCTATTTGGCTCAGCGGGTCTTTTTGTCTCGGCGCCGGCCGGATCAAGACTTGAAAAACTGCTCAGTCACAAAGCAGAGAAAACCAATTCCGTTTTCTTTTTGGAGGGTTTATGCAGCTAATGGCCTGCTCTCCTCAAGAGCTCTTGTCGATTCGCGGGATCGAAGAGAGTGTTAAAGAGGCCCCTCAGCTGAAGATTGAAATCAAAGAGGTACTTCACGCAGGTGTCTATACGCGTATAGCGATTGTTCCCGAAAACGTCTTACTTGTCGGTGCACTTATGAAAGTCCCTACGACCTTAGTTGTTGTAGGGCGGTGCGCAATGACAGTGAACGGCGGGACGTCCGTGGCGGACGGGATTGCATGCTTTACGTCCCCGCCGGGAAGAAAAACGGTGTTCAGGACTTTCGTTCCCACGAAACTAATTATGTCGTTTGCTACCAAAGCGGAGACGCTTGGGCAGGCGCGTCAAGAATTTACGGATGATGTGTTACAGGGAGAAGAGTTATGTCAGGAGTAACAACTGCTACGGTTATCGGAGCTTCTATTGCATCTGCGGCTATTGGAGCGGGTGCTTCAATGTATTCAGCTCATAAAACGAGCAAGGCTCAGAAGTCGGCTGCGGACCAACAGGCTGAGGCAAGCCGCAAGGCACTGAATCAGCAGAAGTCTGAGTTTGCAAGACAGAATCAAAACAAAGCCGATGTCGGCTCGCTTCTTGAAGGAAACACGGGAAATGAAACAGGTTCTACGTTATTGACGAGTCCGTTAGGTGTCGACCCAAATCAGCTCAAGCTAGGAAAAGGTACAAGCCTTTTAGGAGGATAACCTGATGGAGAGCCTGAAGACTCAAGTTCGGCGCCGCTGGGAAGACCTTAAGACGGAACGTTCGAGCTGGATGCCGCACTGGAGAGAGATTAGTGAGGTGCTCCTTCCTCGCTCGGGACGGTTCCTTCCGTCCGGAAACAACAAGGGCAATCGGAATGCCTACCGAGCGATACTGGACAACACCGGTACCAGAGCTTTGAGAACTCTTTCCGGCGGAATGATGAGCGGCATGACAAGTCCTGCGCGCCCATGGTTCAGGCTGACTACTCTAAATCCTGAGCTCGACGAGAGCTATGAAGTCAAAGCATGGATGAGCAAGGTTACGAGTCTCATGCAGATGGTGTTCTATAAATCAAACGTTTATAGAGCCTTGCAAATGGCCTACGAGGAACTCGGCGCCTTTGGGACGAGTGCAACTATTATCCTCGACGACTACGAACGTGTAATCCATTGCATGCCGCTGACAATCGGTGAATTTGCGATTGCAACCGATTCTCGAGGGCAAGTGGACACCCTTTACCGAGAATTCCGGATGACGGTTTCAATGCTTGTCGGTGAGTTCGGGTTGGAAAACGTGAGCGACTCGGTCCGCAAGCAGTATGAAGACGGCAAGCGTGATGCATGGGTTCATGTTGTGAATGCGATTGAACCTCGTCTGCACTACGACCCGAGGAAGCACGACAATAAAAACATGCCGTGGAGAAGCGTGTATTTTGAGGTTGAGTCGTCCGAAGATAAGGTCCTAAGAGAAACCGGATTTAGAAACTTTCCAGCACTTTGCGCCCGCTGGTCCGTGACCGGAGGAGACATCTACGGAAACTCTCCCGGCATGGAAGCATTGGGCGACTTAAAGCAGCTCCAGCAGGAGCAAAAGAGAAAGTCTCAAGCGATTGATTATCAGACCAATCCTCCGGTGATTATGCCTGCGGAATTAAAGAACGCCGGCGCCAATATCCTTCCTGGCGGCGTTACGTACTACAGTAATGCGGCTCAGGCGCAGAATATCCGATCTGCTTTTGAAGTACCTCTGCGTTTGGATTTTCTTTTGCAGGATATCCAAGATACCCGGGAACGCATCAACGAGACTTTCTATCGTGACATCTTCATGATGATGGCAAACTCGACGGATAAAACGATGACGGCTACTGAAGTTGCCGAGCGCCATGAAGAGAAAATGATCCTTATGGGACCGGTGCTTGAGCGATTGAATTCTGAGGCACTGGATCCGCTGATCGCTCTAACTTTCGAGCGTATGGTGGAAACCAATATGCTTCCTCCGATTCCGGAAGAGCTGCAGGGAGCTCCTGTAAATGTCGAATTCATATCCATTCTCGCGCAGGCTCAGAAAGCAATTACGACGAACTCCATTGACCGCTTTACACAGAATTTAGGTGTTTTAGCAGGAATGAAGCCGGATATGCTGGATAAGTTCAATAGTGACTTTTGGGTTGACTATTATTCCGATGCCTTAGGAATTGATCCTCGGTTTATCGTTTCGGGAGATCAAGTGACATTGATCCGTCAGCAAAGAGCTCAGCAAGAGCAAGCGGCTCAGCAGATGGCGATGATGCAGCAGGGAGCCAATGTTGCGAAAAACTTAGGGATCAGCGCAGACAGTCTTCAGAGTCAATCACCCGATCAAATAATGGGCGCTTTTACAGGTTATTAAAAAGCTCCTTACTTCTCGCAAGCCCCGCCAGTCGGGGCTTTGTGCTGTCTACATAACGAGAAAAATCTATCTGATAATGGTCAGAAATAAAAATGCGCTTCAGGATTCGCAGTCCTAAGCGCCCGATCAACCTCTGCAATAGGTCGATATGAGAATTATATCAAGGCTTGAAATAGGAAGAAGAATGTACAGATTGCTAACTGTTAAGGGGCTACCGGTTAAGGCTGAGGTGTTTTGCTGGGTGGTAAATGGTGCAATAGCTTCCGTGTCGATTTTTCTTCTTTGCAAAGCCATTAAGCAGTTTTTGTAAGAAATAAAAATGCCGCTGAGGTTGGATCAGCGGCGGTGTCGAGAAAGACTTTAGGAACTTCTCAACATGAAATTAATTATATCAAAGCACGCGAGAAGATTGATGCTGAGTATGTGTGAAAAATTTCCTCTCTGGTTCTTTGCCGCTCGTTGGTTGATTCTGCTGGGTATTGCCTCGGTTCCGTTTGCTTTTGCTTGGAGCTTGATTAAGTGACAGAGGGGCAAGACTACGACCCGTTGCAGAACCTTTACGACGAGGAGCAGGCCAAGCTTGAAGGAGAGCGCTACGCACAGATCGAGCAGGAGACCTATGACAGAGACATAGAGAACCTCTTGAGTACAGAGTCCGGAAGGCGCTTTGCCTGGAGGCTCTTGGAAAGATCCGGAGTTTTCCTCTCAACATTTAATCCCAAAGTGCCCGAGCCCGGCATGAGCATGGCTTTTGAGGAAGGCAAGAAGCAGACAGGCTATTGGCTCTTAGGTGAAATTCAGCGGCTTTGTCCGCAACAGTATTTTGTAATGACACAGGAACAGAAAGAATGGCAGATGAACAAAATCAGACTGGCTCGACTGGCTTAGCTACCCAAGGTGCTGTGACGGAAGGTCAACAGGGCCAAGGCGAGGGTCAGCAGGCCCAGACGGAAGGTCAGCAGAATTCCGCTCAGTCCAATCCTCCGAAAACCGACGGGATGCCGAACGCTTTGGGCGCAGTCAACCCGCCAAGTCCTGAAGCCAATGACGGGCAACAGCAGAAGCAGAGCACTGCTCCTGAAACGTACGAGCCTTTTAACTTCGGAGAGAATCCGGCGATTGATCCGACGAGCATTGAGCAGTTTTCAACAGCCGCTCGTGAGGCAGGTCTTTCCCAGGAGCAGGCTCAGAAGGTCTTGGACTCTTTAGCCCCGTCTGTAGCAACCAAACTCCGAGCTGACTTGGTTCGTCAAGCCGGTGAGTGGCTGAAGGCCTCTGAAGCTGATCCTGAATTTGGCGGAGCAGCTTTTGAAGCGAATAAAGGGATAGCAGTCGGTGCTTATCAAAAATTGGCAACTCCGGAACTTAGAGAGATTTTGAACAATTCCGGCCTTTGCAACCACCCTGAAGTCATTCGTCTGTTCTACCGCATCGGCAAGATGACTTCACAGGACTCCGGCGTTAAGGGTGCTCCGACACCTCGAGACAACGGCTTTGCGGACATGTATCCGAATTCTCCGATGCGTTGGTAATTAACTTAAACAGGAGTGACAAATGGGCATTTTAAATACCTCTAATCCGACACTGGCAGATGTCGTTTCCCGTTTAGACGGAAACAAGAAGATTGATACGGAAATCATTGAAATGATGTCCGAAACCAATGAGATGCTTCAAGACCTGACCTCTATTGAGGCCAACGGTGTGACTGAGCATCTCACGACCGTGAGAACGGGTTTGCCTGAAGTTGCATGGCGTATGTTGAACTGGGGCGTCCAGCCGTCTAAGTCCACCACGGCGCAGATCAAAGACTCAATCGGAATGCTTTCTGCTTTGTCCGAAATTGACAAGAAACTTGCCCAGATCAATGGTTGGTCCGGCCTGTGGCGTCTGACTGAAGACTCTGCCTTTATCGAGGCAATGTCTCAGAAAGTACAGCGTGCAGTAATTTATGGTAACGACAAGACAGGTGTGGATCAGATCTTGGGTCTTGCTCCCCGTTATTGTTCCGGCGACCCGAAGAAGGCTGATAATGCTAAAAACATTATCGACGCAGGCGGCAAAGGCAATAAACTCACTTCTATTTGGCTTCTTTGCTGGTCTCCTCGCACACTCTTTACAACTTATCCGAAAGGCTCCCGCGCCGGCATCTCTCACCAAGACTTGGGCGAATATCTGACGACCGATGCCGAAGGAGGCAAATATGTCTGCTTGGGTACTAAGTACGACTGGGATCTCGGCCTCGTGCTTCGCGACTGGCGCTATGTAGTCCGTATCGCCAATATCGATCAGGAGTCTCTCACAGACGATCCGCAGAAAGACGGCGGTACAGATCTTATCCGTCTGCTGATGACTGCAAAGAACAAGCTTCCGAATTTCAATACCGGCCGCATCGCTTTCTACTGCAACCGGGAAGTTAGAAACGCTTTGGAAGCCCAGTGCATGAACCGCAAGAATGTTCAGCTTTCTTTGGATCAAGTCTCTCAGGAACATCCGGTTCTGAAGTATGCAGGCATCCCGATCCGCATTGTGGACGCTCTTACTCCAACTGAAAAACGTGTGCCGTTCCCCACAAAGACAACTGAGTCCGGCGGTGCCTCTCAGGGCGGAGCTTCTCAGGAAGGAACTACTCAAGGCGGTCAGGGCGGGTCCTAAGCAACGAAATGGTTAATACAGGAGATTTTCGATGATTAAAGACGCATTCTTAATGCTTACACCGGATGCGGGACAGGCGCTCACGGCGGCCGCGGCATCTGTAAATACGCTTGATCTTTGTCAGGTCAAGCCGACTCCGGGGATGAACCGTATTCTCTCGGTTGTGTTTCAGGTGATGGAAGATGTCACAGGAACTCTGAGCTTTTCCATTGCACACTGCGACAGTGCTTCCGGCACTTTTAAGGACGTTGTTATTTCCGAGACCTTGACGGCGCCGGAAGCAGGCACACAAGTTGCGCTGCCTATTCCGGAGAAGACCCTTCAGTTTATTCAGGCCAAGTTCGGCGGCGCTCCGACAAAAGGCAAGGTAAGAGCATTTGTCTCTATGAGCCACGACAATTGGTTTGCGGCCAAAGAAGCGCCGTCCAAACAAATTGAATAAGTAACGATTGAGTCATTCTCCTTGAGGTTGTGGGTATTGGGCGCTCTTAGCAAGCGCCCTTTTTTAAAGGTACGGCTATGGCAAGCGAAGTCAGCATTTGTAATCTTGCACTTACTCGCGTCGGAGAAGCAGGATCTATTACGAGCATTAAGCCTCCGGAGGGCAGTGTGCACGCGAAAGTGTGTGCAGTACTCTATCCGGTCTCAGTCGGAATTCTCCTAGAAGCGCACGACTGGAGGTTTGCAACTAGACGAGCGGCTCTGACTGAGATTCAAACAAAGGAGCTTCATGGCTGGAGAGGACTCTTTGCATTGCCGAGCGACTGCCAAAGAGTTATCTCGGTACGTCCAAGCACAGTTCAGCGGGCCCCGTGGCCACAGAATCCGCCTTTTGTTGTGGAGAGGTATGACGGGTCCCCAGCGCTTTACACCGATTGCCCGACACCGGTTATTCAATACATTATGGCGGAGCCGGGTGTCGGTTCTTTTCCTCCTCTTTTCGTGGATGCTTTAGCTTGGCACTTGGCGCAAACTTTAGCCGGTGCTTTGATTAAAGGCAAAGAGGGCGTGCAGATCACTGCTGCAATCACAACGAAGTACGAAAGGGCGCTGGCAGAAGCCGTGAAAAAGGACGCAGGTCAGCATTATGAGCCGATCTGCCATGTAGCTCCTTGGATTGCCGTGAGGTAGTTATGGCGGTAGGAACCCTTCAATCATCTTTTACGGGAGAAGTCTCTCCCTCGATGTACGGTCGTATTGACAACGACAAGTACAAATCAGGTTTAGCGGTCTGTCGAAACTTTATCTGTCTTCCTCAAGGGCCGGTTCAAAACCGCAGCGGCTTCGCCTTCGTAAGGCAAACAAAATATGCGGATAAACCGGCAAGACTCATCGCCTTTGAGTTCTCTTCTACTGATACGATGATTCTTGAATTCGGACATCAGTACATTCGGTTCCACTCTCGCGGCGGAACTCTTATGAACGCCAACGGAACGCCCTACGAGATTTCTACACCCTATAGCTCCGACGATATCTTCGTGATTCACTATGCTCAGTCGGCCGACGTCATGACGCTCGTGCATCCTCACTATCCCGTAAAGGAGCTTCGGAGGTACGGAGCTTATGACTGGCGATTGATCGACGTAACGTTTAGTGCGCCCTTGAGTCCTCCCGGGAAGGTTTCTGTTGAATACGTTCCCAACGGGAATGAATCCGACAGTCGTTTTACTTATAAGTACAAGGTGACGGCGGTTCAAGATTCGGACGAAGGACAAAGGGAAAGTGCGCCGAGTGCGGCTGCTTCCGTTAGCTGTAACCTTTGGTGGGATAACGCGTTAAACCGAATTACCTGGTCGGCTGTTGCGGGTGCTGCACGCTACAGAGTATATAAGTCCACAGCCGGAGTTTTCGGTTATATCGGTGAAACAGAGGGGACGAGTTTTGAGGATAACCGAGTTGACGCTGATGACGGGATCACTCCGCCGCGGTACGACTCGATGTTCGGAGAAGGAGACTATCCGAGCGCGGTTGCATATTTTGAGCAGAGGCGCTGCTTTGCCGGAACGATCAAGCGTCCGCAGTTTGTATGGATGACTCGCTCGGGAACCGAAACTGATATGGCCTACCACATTCCCGTGGTAGATGATGACCGCATCAAGTTCAAGATCGCGGCTCAAAAGGTCTCAAGGCTCAAGCATCTAGCTCCGCTATCTCAGCTCCTGGCCTTATCGGAAAGCGCCATCTTTAGGTTGTCACCCGCAAATTCGGATGTCATTACTCCGGAGTCCGTTTCTGCTAAACCACAGGTCTATCAAGGTGCTTCAGAGGTACAGCCGCTTCTCATTCGATCAAATTTGATATACGCCTCAGAGCGTGGAGGACACGTTATCGAGATGGGCTACAACTGGCAGCAGGGAGGATTTGCCGTAAACGATCTTTGCGTGTTTGCTCCGCATCTATTTGAGCGAGCGAGAGTAAAGGACATGGCACTTGCCTTGAGCCCGCATCCGATTATTTGGTGCGCTATGACGGATGGTTCTTTGCTGGGGCTTACTTATATGCCTGAGCAAGCCGTAAGCGCTTGGCATCGACACGATACGATCAACGGCGCCTTTGAGTCCGTGGCTGTGGTTCCGGAAGGTGATGAGGATATTTTGTACGCTGTCGTGCGCAGAACGATTAACGGCGCGACAGTACGTTTCATAGAACGTATGCACGAGCGGCTCTATGACGGCTTGGAAAACTGCTTCCATGTAGATGCGGGTTCAACTTACGAAGGGGAAGAAACTCAGACACTTTCGGGCCTCGATTATCTTGAGGGTTGTGAAGTGGCAATCCTTGCTGACGGTGCAGTGCTTCCTCGTGAAAAGGTCAAGAACGGACAAATTACCCTTGAAGTCCCAGCCAAGAAAATCCAAGTCGGGCTGCCCGTTATTTCAGAAATCCAAACACTCCCGCTTATTGTCAATCTTCAGGACGGCTCCTTCGGACGAGGTCACCAGAAAAACATCAATCGCGTTTGGATGCAGGTTTACCAGTCCAGCGGGATATTCGTTGGACCGAGTTTTGACGATCTTACCGAGGTGAAACAGAGATTGGACGAGCCTTATGGAGAACCTCCTGAGCCTTTGAGCACAGAGATTGATGTTCCTCTGCCCGGCTCATGGAACGCATCAGGACAACTTGTCCTTCGACAGAAAGACCCTTTGCCTCTCACGCTTGTAGGCATCACTTGCGATTTAGCACAGTAAAGGAATAAGTATGGCTTCTATAACGAATATGTCACCGGCACTTCGGGAACACATGGCTTCTGTCGGATGCGCGCCCGTTGGTCCCGACGGACTCGGAGTCCTTAATCCGATTCCGGAAAGCTCGTCAGCTCTGGGGAGCGGACTTAACGGCATCATGCTTGGCGCCTCCATAGGGCAAGCCATCGGAGGAATTTACTCTGCCTTTGTCGGCGCAAAGACCTCAGCCTACGTTCAGAAAAAGCAAGCACAAATCGCGCAAGACAACGCTGAGATTATGCGCATGGGAGCGGAGACAGCTTACCGCCAAGGTGAGCAGAAGGTCGCTCAGATTACTCGAAGGGCCGGGCAACTCAAAGGAGCGCAAAGGGCGCGCTATGCCGCCAACGGAGTTGCGCTTGGCGTAGGCAATGTGGCTGAAGTTGCAACTAACACTGACCTTGATAAAGAAATGGATGTTTGGACGGCTAAGTTCAACGCAATGCAGGCCGCGTGGGGTTACAACCGCAAGTCTCTTGAGTACGGGGCACAAAGCGGAGCGCTCAGAACCATGAGCGCGGCAAACAACTCTTTGGCTCCGGTTGCGGCCCTAGGAGCAGGACTCAGCGGGGCAACTCAGGTAGCAAGCAACTGGTACATGTACAACGGTAAATTCGGATTAGGCCTTGGGAGATAAGGATGGCAAAAGTTCCTACATACGGCGGCCCACAGCTTTTGATGAACAATCAACCCGTCACGATGGGTTTTACAAATTATGCAGATCAAGTCATCAAGCCTAAGGTTGATTTGAATCCGGCTTTGCGCCTTGCGGCAAAGTTTAAGGCCGAGCAGGATAACGTGCGCGTTGACGATGCACTCACGGATTTAAAGCGCTACATGATCCAAAAGGAGTTTGGTGAGGATGGTAAGAATGACGGCTGGAGAAGTCTCAAAGAAAAGGCCGCTTTGGAAAGGGATGAGAACGGGTTAGGGCTTGCGGACAGAGTTGATAAAGATGCACGTCGTTACGGTGGAGAAATTGCCAAGTCGTTAACGCCTGAGCAACAACAGCTCTTCAACAGAAAGGCACTGTACCTCTACAACGGCAATTACGACCAAGTCATGGGTCATGCTTTTCAGCAGCAACAGCAGTATCAAAAAAGCTCGATCGATAACAGAATTGCTTTGGCTCAAAGAGCGGCCGGGCTCTACGCGGACAACCCTGGAATGCTGGGGGCTCAGATTGAAGACATCACGGTAGCAACGAAAGAAGCGGCCCGCATAGGAGGCTGGAGCGAACAGGAGGTTATCGTAAAAACAAACGAGGAAACTTCCAAGGCCGTAGGCAACGCTCTGGACACACTCCTTTTCCAAGCTCAAAAGAATCCGGCAGTGGCAGAGCAGGCCTCAGGGCTTCTTCGCACCTATGCGCCTCACATGACACCTGAGACCGTAAGACAGTATGGTGAGAAAATCCGAGCTGCTTCTCAGGGTTATCAAATTGATCAGGTAGTACAAAGAGATAGGGAGAGAAACAAGAATACGCCCGAGACTTTGGTTGCCTCTGCTTTAGCCGGGCCCGTGACGGAAGAAAAAATCCAAGGGCTCGGAGTCAAATTCGGAACCGGTTTCATATCGGGCCAAGAGTCAGCCAATCGTCAGTTCAAGCAAGTGCCTCGCAGAGACGCCAACGGCAAGATTGAAAAAGACGATAAAGGTAACGTTATCTACGATGACGAAGTTTTGATCGGTCGGTACTCGGACGGAAAGACTCCTAAGGATCCCAGAGACTTTTGCTATGGAAAATTCCAAGTAAGTGCGGATGCGGCCTACGAAGCTTCTCAATCTCTAGGCGATAAGCTTACAAGGGCTCAGGTACAAGAGAAGATCAAATACGATCCGGCTTTTAACGAGCGCATCGGAGTCAAGATTATTACCGACCATATCCGTTTCTATGATGGTGATTTACTGAAAGCCGCAGGTGCTTATAACGCGGGCAGAGGCAATGTGAATCTTGCAGTCAGTATGGATAAAGAAAACGGCGGAGACGGCTCAGGCTGGCGAAAATATTTTGGGACAGAAGAACATAGAGCTCGAGCAAAAAAATTAGGTTATAGAGCGCTAGCAGGCAAAGATGCTGTTGCCTATGTAGATAAAGCTGCTACGTGGGTGCAAAAGGAATTCGGGGGTATTGCCCACAGCAGTGATGGCAGAGAAATCGCTCCGGGTGATCCGAGATACTTTCAAGCTCTTCGCAGAACCCGAACACGAAAAGAGTTAGAAAAAGCCGCGCTAGCAGACGGTTCGCCCGTATCGGTAGAAGCTCGAGATAATCCTGAAACTCGGGAAAAGATCGTAAACGCTTTAGCGATTGCTCAGCAGAGAGACAACGAAGATTATGTCCTGATGCAAACCAATCTCTTAAATGACGGCGTAAATATTCTTGCCGAAACCCGAGGTGATTTACAGGACACACGACTGCTTCAGTTAATGCCGCAGATGAATCCGAGAACGCAGGCTGAGCTTAGGACTTGGGCTCAGAAGCTTCAGATAGGAGATACAAGCGGCGATAAAGAACTCTTTGAGCACTATAACGTACGCCCGCAAGAACTCTTTAACCTGAGCCGCGAGCAGTTAAACGGCATGAGGATTCGGCTCTCTCCTACGCAGTGGGATACGCTGGAGACTCAATGGGTGAAAATGCATGAGCTGGAAGGAGCCTCACAAGATAAGTCTTCTCAGGCAAGGATGGTGTCAGCCTCCGGACAAAGTCTGCCGGAGTATCAGACCGCTAAGATCGAAAACATAAAATCGTACTTGAGGACCACCAGTGGGAAGTTTAAGGACCTAGGGGAGGAACAGGCCGGAGCCTTGCTCTCCGAGCTTCAAAAGGCCATTAACGTCGAGCAGACCAAACTTCAGCGGGAGCTGACTGAGGAAGAGAGAAATATCTTTATTAAAAGCCTTATGGCTTGCCGCTTCGATATAGAGGGCTTCATTTTTGACAGCCAAAAGGGGCTCATGGAGTTAAAGGCCGGAGACACTCCGAACCACGGGAATTTGGATGCCTACAACCAGCTCAAGCAATACGCTACCCAGAGAATCAAAGCGATGGGGCTGGACAGGGAGGCCACTGACGGAGAAGTGCAGGAAGCGCTTTACCACATCATGATCAGCCGCAATCCCGACTGGTTTGTCTCTATGAACGGGAAGGTGCCTCAGCAGTATGCGGAAGCCATTATGCAGAACAACCCCGGCAAACGCTTTTCCAACGCTCAGCTTTTCAAAGAATATCTGACGCTTCGGATGAAAGGGATAGCCCTTGAAGCCAGCAGACCGAACTATGCAGTACAAGGAGATTTCTAATGCCGTCGAATACATTGAAGGACTATTACGCAGATAAGAACCGCACGGAAGCCCTAGAGGGTTTGGCTATGGCAATGGCCTCCAAAGAAAGTCCTGAAGAGACGGCGGCTCGATTGAAGAAAGCTCGGGACTTTGATGTTGAGCCGCAGATGGCTGATGGTCTGACGCCCGCTGAAGTGGACAACTTCTACGCTCAGGATGCATTAAAAGAAGCGACGCCTGTGTATCTCAGAAAAGCCGGGGAGGTGGATTTTGCAAATTTAACCAAAGACGATTTGCCCACCACGTATTCCCTTGAGACTCTGTGGTGGAAGATCATGGGAGCACCTGCAAAAGCTGTCGGAGCTTTTTCGACGCTAAGAAACTCAACTGCTCGAGGCGGATATAACCTCGCAAACGCTATGCCGATTTTCGGCAACGTGGCTAAGGCAGAAAGAATTCGTTCTCAGCTTCTTGAACTCGAGAACACCGAGAAGCAATTGGCGCAAGGTGTAAGCGCAGAAGAGCTGTTCGGCTCAGAAGACGATCCGACAGGAGAAGCACATCGCGTGGCTTTTGAGCACGGTCTTCCGGCTCTTCGTACCCAACTTCAGGAGGAACTCTCCCAAGCACTTCAAGACACTGCATGGAACAATTCGCAGAGCGGATTGTATCCGCACAACGAGGCTTCTCAAAAACTCTCGGAGGCAAAGACAGCAGGTGAAGCGATTGAACTTATTCTTTCAAACCCA